CTCGCGCAGCAGCTCGCGCAAGCTCAAACCGGTTTCAACGCGCAGAACATGGCTCGTAATCAGTACATGAACGAGCAGTATGCGATGCGGAACCAACCGATCAACGAGATCTCGGCGCTGCTGTCGGGCTCGCAGATCAACAACCCGAACTTCGTCAATACGCCGAGCAACCAGATCCCGACGACCGACGTCGCCGGCCTGATCAACAACCGGTTCTCGCAAGACCTGGAGATCTACAAGCAGCAGAGCGCCAACGCGAACGCGATGATGGGCGGGCTATTCGGCCTCGCCGGCGGACTGCTGAAGGGCGGTTTCGGCCTGATGTCGGACGTCCGCGAGAAGGAGGACATCATCCGCGTCGGCTCAGTGCTCACGCCAGACCAGGAAGGCCAGGACCGCGAGCTGAAGATCTACGACTACCAGTACAAGCGCGATCCGAGCGGCACACGCTTCCGCGGCCCGATGGCGCAGGACGTCGAGAAGATCAGGCCCGACGCAGTCATGGAGCGCGGCGGCCGCAAGTATCTCCACGCCGGCAAGCTCGGCGAAATTTTGAAGGTGGCATGACATGGCACTAGGGGATGGCGGTTACCTGTTTTGGCCGCAGGGCGGTGACGGGCTCACCTACGACCAGCTCCTGCAACGTCGTGCGATCGCGCAAGCGCTCGCCACCAGGCAGAAAGGCTTTCCGAAAAACAAAGGCGAGGGGCTGACGTACCTGGGCGAGAGCTTCGCCGAAGGCATGCAGATGCTCGCGCTCGCGCGCGCCGAGCAGGCGCAACGTGCGCGTGACAAGGAAGCAGCCAGCCGGCGATCGCTGCCGGAGAGCGGCGCTCCTCCACCGGAGTACAAGCCGGTGCCGCGCGCCGATGTCCCGATCGAGCCGACGAAGCCGACCCAGCAAGTATCGAGCGTCGACGTCACGACGCCGGAGCCGATGCCGGTCGACATCCCGCTGCCAACGCCACGGCCCGACATCCCGGTCGACGTCGGCGCGGTCGGCGGCAGCGAGGTCAGCAGCGGCCTGGGCGACATCGCAGACGTCGCGTCAGACAGCCTGGCGCCGGCGTCGCAACCGACGCAGACCGCGGACATCAGCGGGCCGCCGCCACCGGAGACGCAGCTCCAAGACCAGGCGAACGAGGCGATGCTCGCCTTGCAGCAAGGCCGCGAGCCAGCAGTGCAGCCGCCGGTCGCCCAGCCGGCCGCACCACTCGCTCCTCTGGCAAGCACGGCGCCGGCGAACGATGCTGCTTCTCGTGAAACAATTTTCGGTCAGCAGCCTGGTCGCGATCGGATCGCGCAGCTCCTGACACCCGTTGCTGGACCCAGTGGAGCTACCTCCATTGCAGGGCCAGGAGCTGGCGAACCGATTCCGGCGCCGGATGTGCCGTTGCCTCGAGGCAATCCGCGCACCACCGGCGGTGTCCAAGCCACGATGGACACCGTGTTCTCGCGCGCGGGGTTCCGACCTCCCGCGATCGAGGGGCTCAAGCGCAACGCGTACGACGAGAGCCGGTTCAACTACACCGAACGCCATCCCGATCAGCCACGCTTCACCGGCGAGGCACGCATGTCGCACGGCCTCTTCCAAGAGGGCGGCGACGAGTGGCTCAACATGGTCAAGTGGATGGAGCAGAAATATCCCGGCTACGACTGGCGCGACCCGAAGATCCAAAGCGAGTACGTCGCCGAGCGGCTGCAAGACACGAGCCGACCGGACTACAACCGCACATTCGCGAAAATGAATGCGACCGACAGCTCCGGCGTCGCGGCTGACGCATTCCTGCGCGGCTACCTCAAACCGGCAGACCAGTACCTCCAGCAGCGCTCAGCAGCCTACCTGGGCGGCCGCGGATCCGATTTCGGCAGCACCCAGATCGCCGATCGCAGCGCCGGCGGCGGCGCCGAGGGTACCGTCATGGGCGCCGGCGGCCGCGTCGGTGGCGCGCCGCAGCCCGAGACGCGCGACCTGGTCGCCCAGGCGCTCCTCCAGCAGGAGAAGCCGCAGGCGCCTCTGGCGGCCCCAGAGGACGGTCAGGACGAGCGTTTGCGCGATGTCGTGGGCATGACCAACCGCGGGATCCTGGCGCAGCGCCCTACGGCCTCCCTGGGCCGCGCAGGCGTGGCCTCCGATGCCCTATCGCCCGTCGCCCCCATGGGCCGGCTCGATGGCGCCGAGCCGCCGCCTCCGGCCGCGATCGGCACCCCGGCGATCGACCGGCCGCCGCTTGCAGTGTCGCCGGCGCAGTCGCCGACTGTCACCGATATCGCGCCGGCGCCTCCGATCGGGGCACCAGGCGCCCAGCTCGCCCAGGTCGGCGCAGCGCCGGCCGTGCCACCGCGGCCGCCATCGCCGGCGGACACGGTCGCGCCTGGCCCGACGCAGTATCCCGACATCGGCCCGCAGCCGACGCCGCCGCGGCCGAGAGCTTACGGACCAGAAGCTCGGCGCGCGTTCGAGGACGCCAACAACCCAGATCTCAGCCCGCAGGCGCGCGCGCAGGCGAAGGCCGAGTTCGAGGTGTGGCACGAGAAGAAGCAGCGCGAGGAGCTGTTCGACAAGGAGGTCTACGGCGCGCAGCTCAAGCAGTGGTACGACCAGTTCAACAAGCGACGCGAATTTGAGCTGGGCGGCACCAAGCGACAGCTCGAGGAAGCGCAGCAGCGCGAGACGCTGCGAGCTGCCGAGCAGACGCGGCGCCAGGGCGAGATCGCGCAGCCGGCAGTGCCGGCCGGCGGCGCCGGCGGCCTCGACCCGACGCTCAACACGCCGCAAAGCCCGCAGCGCACCGGGATCCCGAATACGACGCCGGTGCCGATCGGTGTCGACCCGAACACCTGGAAGGCGAAGATGGCAGAGGACGCCTCCAAGTCGATCGAGGCGGCGCGCTCGGCCGTGCCGCAGCTCCAGCGCATGATCGACACGTTCGTGACGATGCGAAACCACCCAGGCGCGGCCGACGCGATCGGTCCTGCCGGCATGGTCGCGCGCAACGTCCCAGGATCCAACGCGTACGCGTTCAACCAGCTCTGGGAGCAGACGCGCGGTCAGCGCTTCTTGCAGGGCTACCAGTCACTGAAGGGCGGCGGCGGCGCGATCAGCAACATCGAAGGCAGCAAGACCGAGCAGTCGATCGCTGCGATGGATCCGAACCAGGATCCGAAAAATTACTGGGCGCGCGCGGCCGAAGCCGAGAACAACGTGCGCTCAGATCTCGAACGCGTGCAGCGAAACATGAATCAGCCGGTCACGGCCTGGCAGAAAAAGCCGAGCGACCCGCCGGCGCCCGATATCGGCACGCTCGGCACGCGCAACGGAAGGATGGTTCGCTACAAAGGCGGCAATCCTGCGCTCGACAGCAGCTATGAGGCGCAGTGATGAACTTTGACCTCTACGAGGATCCGATCACGTTGCCGGAAGAGCCGCCGGCGCCGAAGGTCGACCAGTTCGAGGACGTCTACAAAGGCTTCGCCGGCGGCGTCGGCCGCGGCACCTCTGCGTTGCTCGGCCTGCCTGGCGACGTCGCGGAGTACGGCGCACGCGGCATTGACTGGGCCTCGCGCAAGCTCGGCGGGATCCTGGGCGTCGACGTCAAGGAGCGCGCGGACCAGAAGCCGACCTACGGCTCCGAGGACGTCCAGAAGGCGATCGAGAGCCAGACCGGCGAGTTCTACAAGCCACAAACGCGCGCCGGCAAATACGCCAGCACGGCCGGTGAGTTTCTGCCTGGCGCAGCCCTGCCTGGCGCCGGCGTGGGCGGGGTCGGCCGTCAGATCGCTTCTCGTGCGCTGAACGTCGTGGCACCGGCGATCGGCTCCGAGACGGCCGGCCAGCTCACCGAAGGCACTCCCTGGGAGCCCTGGGCACGCGTCGGCGGCGCGCTCGCCGGCGGGGTCGCCGGCGCCAGGGCGGTCACGCCGATCGCGCCCACGACGCCAGGACGAGCTGCGATGGTATCGACGCTCGATGAGGCCGGGATCCCGATGACAGCCGGCCAGCGTACCGGATCCAAGGCGCTCCAGTATGCCGAAGCCGCGGCCGCAGACATGCCGTTCTCCGGCAACCGCGCCGCGCAGCTCAACGAGCGCACGGCGCAAGCATTCGATCGCGCGGTGACGGAGCGGGCATTCGGGCCGCAGGCCGCCGGCGCCGAGGTGGCGCCCAATCCGCGCGCCATCCAGAGCGGCCGCCAGGCGCTTAGCAACGAATACGATCGGCTGTCGGCTGGCAGCACACTACGATCGGATCCGCAGCTCCAGGCCGACATGCTGGCGGCCGAGCGTAACTATCAGACCAACGTCCTGCCGACGCAGCGCGCGGCCGGCGCGCAGAACATCGAGCAGATCCGCAACGAGATTGTCGATCGCCTGGTCGCCAACCAGGGCACGTTGCCTGGCGCCGAGTACCAGGCGATCCGCTCGCGGCTCGGCCGCCAGGCGCAGTCAGCCCAGGCAGATCCCGAGCTGGCCTCTGCATTGCGCGACACCCGCGGCGCGCTCGACCGCGCCATGCGGCGCAGCCTGCCGGCGGCCGAGGGCGAGGCCTGGGACGTCAATCGCGCACGCTGGGCCGACATGCGGAGGCTCGAGGCTGCCGCAGCGCAGAGCGGCGAGCATGTCTCGCCGGCAGCCTACAAGGCCGCGCAGCGCCAGGGGCGCTCGAGCCAGTACGCGCGCGGCCAGAACGAAAGCGACGAGCTGGCGCGAGCTGCGGCCGAGGTGCTTAAGCCAATCCCGCAGTCAGGCACGGCGCCGCGGTCGGTGTTCTCTAACATCGGGCAGACGATCGTCGGCGGCGCCGGATTGGGCGGCTCGATTGGAGCGACCGGCGGCCTGCCTGGTGCCGCGGTTGGCGCCGGCACCGGCGCGCTGCTCGGCGCAGCAGCTCCATTCGTTTCCGCTGGCGTCGGACGAGCTGTGTTGTCGGGACCAGGTCAGCTGTATCTCGGCAACCGAGCGCTGCCGCAATTTTCCAGCGACGTCGGGCGCACCGCGATCGCCGAGGCACTACTCAACACGCCGCGCCGCAGGGGCGAAGCCAAGATCTCGACCGAAAAAGCTAACCAAGAGCGCGACGAGATCTTTCGTCAGCTCGGGCTCTGAGGTGACACATGCCGCGCGACGGTTCAGACGTCTACCACATACCGCCTGGCACCGAAGGCGTGCCGGATACGACGATCGAGAGCAACAAGTACAACGCGTTCGTTCACGACGTCGAGCAGGATCTCAACACGCCGCGCCCGATCGTCGCCGGCGGCACCGGTGCGACCAACGCCGACGATGCGCTCGAGAACATGGGCGCCGAGAAGGCGTCGCAACAGGTCACGAACTACGACAGCCATGTCTGGATGCCTGGCTCGTTCTGGTCGGCAACGAGCGCGACGAATGCGCCGGTCGCGTCGCACGCGTTTGCTGGAACGGTTTTCACCAACGGCACCGACATCGTGGTCGAGGCGCGCGATCTGACTGACGCGGCTCACATGACGTACGTCCGCGCCAAGACCGGCGGCACTTGGGGCGCGTGGATCATCGACGTCGATCCGGCCAAGTACGTTGACGTCGCCGGCGACACGATGACCGGCGATCTGACGATCCAGAAGGCCGGCCCCGCTGTTCTCCTCGACAAAACCGCCGCCGGCCAGGGCGCTTACATGCTCGGCCAGCTCGCTGGCAAAAATCGCTGGCACGTTGCTTTTGGCGATGCCGTCACAGAGCCAGGCGGCAATGTCGGCTCGAACTTTGGGATCGCCAGGTATGACGACGCCGGCGGGATCATCGATGTGCCGTTCGTCATCGAACGCGCGACCGGCAAGGCATCGGTCGGCCAGGATCCCAGCACGCAATACGGCATCGCGAACAAGGGGTACGTCGATAACGGCTTGGCAACCAAGATCGGTGATGCGCCCGATGCGAACATCTTCATGCGGCAAGGTGGCATCGGCTGGCAACAGAGCTGGTGGGGACAGTTAGATGCGCCGGTTGCTGCGGGCTTCGATCTCAACGGACTTACCATTGCGGGCATCTACCGTGTGCAAAATCCGGTCAACGGTCCCGGTGTCCCTGGCGAGACTTTTTATCATGTGCGCGTGTTAGCCGGGAACACCAACTTCGTCATCCAAGAGGCGTGGACCTACACGCAGACACCTGTGGAGTACTACTACCGCTGCATGGTCAACACGACCTGGGGGCCGTGGCTGCGGGTGTCCGACCCGTATGCGATGTGCAGTATCGCCGAGCTTTGGGCTAACAGCTATGCCGCCAACAAGCAGCTTGTGTCTGGTAGCGTGCTGTGGGGCGCGCAGAACATCGTGATCCTCGCGCCGTCAGGCACGACGTACACGCCCAACTTCAGTCTCGGCATCAACTTCATGGTCAATGGCGCTGTCGCCGGCGGCGTTATGGCGGCGGTCCAAAATGTCAAAGAAGGGCAGTCAGGCGTGATCTCGTTTTATCAGAACGCCAGCGGCAACGGCACTGTCGTGTGGGTCAGTGGCGCGAACGGCTATTATTTCCCTGGCGGGATCAAGCCGCAGCTCACGCAGGTCGCGAACGCTGTTGATTTGCTTTCCTACTATTACTCGCAAGGCCGAGTTAACTGCACCTGGATGGCGGACGTAAAATAATGTTCGTCGCCATGTCGCAGAAGATGCTCGGCTCCACGCGCGACCCATACACGGTCGCGCTGCTGCACTTTGACGGCGCCAATGGCTACAACGGCCCTTTCCTCGACAGCGCAAATCCGGCGCGTGCCTGGAACGCCGGCGGCGCCGCGGCGACGCTGACGACGGCCGCGAAAAAGTTTGGCACGGCATCGCTCAATGCCAACGGCCAGCTCGTCAGTCCCGGCAGCCATGTCGATTTCGATTTCGGAGCCGGCCCGTTCACGGTCGAGTATTTTTGCCAACTCATCGCTGGCGCCGGCGACGGTAAGCCAACGCTCATGCGCGATGGCGGCATCGTCTACACACCCTGGATGATGGGCTATCTGCAAGCCGGCATTCACGCATTCTACGCAAGCAGCAATGGCGCGAGCTGGGATATTGCTTCAGGTCGCGACATGGGTGTCGCAGCGATCGATGGCATCTTTCATCACCATGTCGTGCAGCGAGAGGGCACGACGTTCAGCACCTATTTCGATGGCACGCGCCGCGCGCAGTGGACGTCAGCGCTGGCGTTCCCGGCAAACACCGGCCCGCTCTGCATTGGCTACTGGAACGGCACCTACGGTTTTTTCAATATGGACGAGCTTCGCATCACCAAAGGCAAGGCGCGCTATACCGGCTCACCGGCGACCATCACAGTGCCGATCGCGCCGTTCATTCCATGAGAAACCTGGCGCTCGCGCTCATCATGCTGACGCAGCTGCATGGCGGCCCGATCTGGGTCGAGAGCGACTACATCACGATGGTGCGGCCGGCGGCGAACGAGTGCAAAGGCGGCGGATCTACCGTGCGCGTGTTCGAGGTCGCGGTGTGCGTGAAGGAAACACCCGACGAGGTGTTCGTAAAAATCAGGAGCCGCAAATGATGGTGCTCGGCAAGGTGAGCTGGTTTGGCGGGCCCGACGACAGCGGCGTGGCGCCCGACGAAGCGCTCGCGTTTATCTACAGCGTGGACGATCAGCCCTCGCTCTTCCTGGAGGAGCAACCGGAAGGCACGACGGGGCTCGCCAGGCGCCTCAACCCAGACAAATTTTACGTCGCATGCCGGTGGGACTACGACGTCAACCCGCGCGAGGAGCTGCTCGCCGAGTTGGCCCTGGTCGAGAACCCAGAGACGGGCAAGGCCTTCCTCGCCAGGCCGGCCGACTGGGGCCCGGGAGAGCAGACCGGCCGCGTCGCCGACATCTCCAAAGGCTTGCTCGATGCGCTCGAGCTGGAGACAGATCAGGAGGTACGCGTTACGTTTCCGGTAGCGCTCGAATCATTCGAGATCGCAGAGCTGCGGGTTCACAGGGGGAAGCTATGAAATACTTGCGGATGTTTTTTGCGACGCTGCTGCTGATCGCGGTGGCCTTTCCATCGACGGGCGACGCCAGGCCCAGGGTCAGGATCTACAAGGAATCGCCGCCGGCGCCGGCGCAGCCGATCTACCAGGTGCCGCTCGCCGCGGTCCCGCCGATCGCAGTAGCGTTCGACCTGGCGCGCAGGACGAGCTGCGACCCGCGCGTCGCGATCGGCACCGGCAAAGGCGATCCTGGATTTGATCCGGCCGGCCCGACGACCGGTAACTGGCTCGTGCCGGCGATCTACCGATCGCAGTGCGGTGGCGCCAGGCCTAAATGGTACAAGTGGTGAGGTAGGCTTGTCGGCGTGTCTGGGCGAGGGTATCTTCCCGATCGCTCCTCTGCTGTGACACGCTGAGAGCAGCTCCCTTTACCGGTGAGCCGAAGAGGCCGCCTCGTCGCAAACAAGGCGGCCTCTTTATCGTCTGCCTCCTAGATGCCGGGGTAATGCCGGCGGGGACTCACGACGATCAGTGATTATCCGCAAACCCGCCTTCAAAGCCAGGCGGATCTGGCGGCTCGAGGTTCTGGCGTTCACGCTCGATGAAATTTTCGACCGTGGCCTGGATCTCGGCGGCCAGCTCGTTGATGTAGCGCGGAGCGCTGAGTCCGCCTTCATCCTCGAGAAAGTAATCAGCCAGCTCCGCGCATCGTTCGTCGTATGTTGGCTGATGCTTCTGTGCCATGTGTCTCACCTCCCTTCAGAGCTTCTTGTTTGCTTTGAGCTTCGCGATGATCTCCTCCCAGCTGTCGCCTTGCGCGTCGACATGGAAGAAGAGCTTCTCGTCGCGGCCGACCTCGATCTTGTAGTGCCGTGCCGTGGCGCCGAGCTGCTCGGCGTGCTGCCTAGTAGTGTGGTAGCGCTCCTTGAGCCGCTGGTACTCAGGATCCGCGGCGAGCACCGCGGCCGACCGAGCTTGCAGCTCCTTGGCTAGTTCGTCGCGGGTGGCGTTCACCTTCTTGAACAGCTCGTAGGCCTCCTGGCGCTTCTCGGCGCCAGGCGCATTCGCGTTGATGACGTAGGCGAACTTGTTGCCCAGCATCTGCCGGAGCTTTTTGATTGCGACTGCACGTTCCATCAGATCTCTCCCCGACCGGCCTGGAGCGCTGCGATGAGCTGGTCGACCGCGGCGGCCGGCAGCTCGGCGTGAGCGAAGCTCCGCTCGTGACGGATCTGAAGCGCGATCCGCTCTGGCGAGCTGCGGTACACACGAACGTGCGATGTCGCTTCCGGCTCCGACAGCGCCGAGTAGCGCTGAATGCGGATGCCTGCTTTTGCGATGTTGATGCTCGTGTCCTTCATCAGTAGATCCCCCGCTCGATACGATCGGCCATGATGTGAGCTGCGACGGTCGCTTCGAACACTGTGCGCCAGTAATCGTGCGCGCCGGATCCGTAGGCGACGTTGCCAGGATTTTTGCCGAAGGCGGTGTGTACCGCGGTGTCGGCCGTTTCGCGTGCTCGCTCGAGCACCTCTGAGTTGATTGCCTTCATGTCAGTCTCTCCTTGCTGTGACTAAGCTGCGGTGTTGTTGACGTAGTCTCCCCAGGCCCAACGACGGCCCAGGCCTTTCACGCTCTTCAGGCCTTTTTCCTTCGCGCGTGTCTCCAGCTCGATCGCCATCGCAACCAGGTTTGGGTGCTTGGCAACCAGGCTATCGATCTCTGGTTTGGTTGATGCGGGGCAGAAGAAGCAGGCGCTCTTCACCGGGACCGGCAAACCGGCCGCTGCGATCTGGCGCTCACACTCCTCGCGATCCCAGCCCCACTCGATCAGCGGGTAACGATTCTGGAAACCTTCCTGGGTCTTGCCGAACGCTTGCGAGCAGCGCTTGCGATCGCGATCGCCATTGTCGTAGCCGATGCAGAAGGTGACCAGCTCGCCGCGCGCCCAGGCGTCGACGGCCGGCTGCCAGGGTTTGATGCCTTGGTTGCGGTTGCCGCGCACGAACCACATCTGCGGGTCGAGCTTCCAGACGATCGAGCACTGGTGCATGCCGTAGGCGAGCGCCGGCAAAACCTGGGTGCGGTGGCAAGCCTCGTAGAGGCTCTTGTCGCCGCTCTTCAGCCGCGGGTTCTTCACGACCGTGACCTGGGGAAAACCGACCGTCTCGAGCCACGCATTGATCGTGGCGAGGTACGCGTACGTCTCAGGCTTCTCCGAGCCGGTGTCCGCAAACAGGATCGCGTCGGGGCGCTCACCGCGCTGCGCCAGGCCGACGAGCACCGCGGTGCTGTCGACGCCCATTCCGTAAGAGACGATCATCGGTGAGGTGCGGGTCGCTTCGTTCATGGCTCAACTCCGTTGTGACCCCAGGGTTATCGGCCATTTTGACACCCCTGTCAACAACGGAGTTTAGGGTCAAAAACCCCTTATTTTGCAGGCTAATTCAGCAGATCCAGGCCGAGGAGCTTTCGCATTTCCGGCGGCAGGCGCTTTGCGGCATCCTGGCCTGATGGGCTACGCGCCCACTCGTCGCTCTCTTCCTTGGTAGCGTCGAACTCCCCGTTCGCGACGCGAGCTGCGAACTTGTTGAAACCGGCCTTCATCAGCTCGGTGTACAGCTGCGTGATCGGGCAGACGTAGGTGTCTGCGTAATCATCGAACTCGCCCTTTGCTGCACGCACAGCGAAGGCTTCGTATTTCGCTGCGTGATCGGGTGACGCGACCGCGGCAACCTTGCGAAGCTCAGCGGCGAGCCTGTCTCGTGTTCTCATGGTCAATGCCTCGTGCTTGGTGGGACGTATTCGGGCGGCGGGTCGGTAAAGTCTGCCGCCAGGAGCTGCTGATCCATCAGCATGACGATGCCGGCCATGGTGCTCTCGGCACCGTCGCGATCGCGCGCGTGCGCGATCACGCATTGCGTCAGCGCATCAGTCAGGACGCGGATGACGTCGTGCGTTTTGATTGGCCGGTTTTTGTCGACTGCGGCGAGCAGATCGCGCATGAGGTTTTGCTGTTCGATGTTTTGCATCGGGCTGCTCCTGCTTAAGAAGGTCGAGCGCGGTCGAGGCGGCGATGAGGCTCTCGGCGCCCGCGATCTCGATCTTTTCTTTGTCGGTCGGCTCACGAAGGGTCATGTCCTCCGCGAAAACCATCAGATGCCCACATAGGATGCAGAGCGTAAAATCCCCAGGCTTGGGTTTTACCTCTGTGTCGTCATCGTCGGTAGTGACACCGAACGTGCCGTCAACCTTATGCCCACAATTCACGCAGCGAGCTTTCGGCATCCTGTAGTCAGGACCGAGCTTCACAGCAGCCCCCAGGCTGCGTAGCAGAGCAGCGCGATCCAGACGACGGTCATCGCCAGGCCGAGCGCGATGATGACGATCGGGTAGCTATTTAATAACGCCTGCTTCACGGGCTGCCCTTGTGATTGTCTGGATGGTTGGGCCGATGTTCTTCACTTGCTCGAGCGCTACGGCGATCTCGCGCTCGGCCCTGACGATGCGCCCGACGACCAGGTTCACCTCGCGCAGTCTCTCTCGAGCGACGTCGGCCTGGTCCCAGCCAACGTATTTGTCTGAGCATATGACGAACAGCATGTTGCCCTCGTCGTCGGTCAGCCAGTAGCGATGCAAGTGCGGCTGATTTCGCCGCAGCCCGATCATACGCTTCACTTTGATCTTGAGATACTCAACTGGTTCGCGGCTCATTGCTCACCTCCCGTTTTTTCTTCGCTTCAGCGTCCTGGCGCTCGTGCTCGAGCTGGGCGCAGCGAAAGCATGTGACGTCGCTGGCGTAATCCGGCACGATCGCCGGAAAGCGCTTGCCGCATTTCACGCAGACGGCCTGCTTACCCATCACTCTTCCCTCCACAGCTGCCGAAAATACGGAAAGACGAGAAGCAGCGGGCAGCAGATCACCAGGAACAGCCGCACGGCAGCGATCTTGTGTTTCTGCTTACCCATCGGATTCTTTCCCGAAGGTGCGATCCATCATCGCCTTGTTGTTCGACAGAAACTCGCAGCGGAAATTGTGGCCGGCGCTCTTGATGTCGGTGCGTTTGCCGCACTCCTCGCAATCACCGAACATGTAGAACACGTTGGGGTCGGGCATTGCCTGCTTGGCGCCGCAGTGCTGGCAATTCCAGAGCTGGTAGACGTTGGCGCCCTTCTTGATGCAGTCGTCGGCGTTCGCGCAGACGTCGGCCCATGGGTGGATCTTCATCTGGTTGCCCTCCGATATGCGGCGCGCACGCACCAGGCGATGCCAAACACCGCCAGGCCGATGAGCGCCCAGGCGGCGATGAACAGCGCGATCGCCAGCAACGACGGACCCAGTCCGAGCAGCAGCATGTCTCACCTCTCGTGGTAGACGAGCCTGGCACCGTCCAGCTCGTTGTAGTTCAGATCCCAGATGTACCAGGCGTGATTGAAGCTCGGGCTCCCGCTCGTGCCTGGGATCCACCGGATCCTCGAGGTGAGCACGAGCTTTTTCGCAAAGAACGGATTCCGCCCGAATAATCTCTGCCGCGTCTTGGCGCTGTCGAAATCGACGCGCAGCAGCATGGCGACGCGGCCGTTGCAATGCGCGACGGCATCGAGCGCTTTGTCGATGAAGGCCTCTGCCTGGTCGTAGGGCGGGTTGGTGATGACCCAGTCGCAGATGCCAGTGTCGAGCTTCAGGAAATCCAGACCCATGCTCCGATCGGTCGCGTGGACGCCGCAGCCGACCCAGGTCTTGAGGACGTCGGCGATCGCGCCATTGCCGCAGGCGGGCTCCCAAATCAGGACCGATCGCTTTCCGTTCTGCATGTGCGGCCGCAGGGCCGATGTCACCCACGAGGGTGTCTCGTAGAGATCGTCAGCCCTGCGGGCGTAGCCGCTGATGCGCTGGCTCATGTCCCCAGAGGCCTCGAGTAATCGTGCCGTGTGTACGGCCTGCCAATACAGCGGCAGACCAAATATGCGACCTGGTCGCCGACCCAGTACGCGGGAACGACAATCGACCAGTACAGCGCGAGCGCTAGGAAGAAGATTGCAGCGGCGCCGAAATACGCCGCCGCGACGATGATGGCGACAGTCATGAGCGTGCCGATCATTTGATCCTCACCACCTTCACCCGCGGGACCAGGTCGCGCAGCTCGGGGTTGACGGGGTAGCCGCTCGCGATGATGCGGCGGACGGCCCGACCCATGGCGACGTCCAGCTCGTGCGCGAGGATCCGGTAGGGCTCCCCATTCATGCCAGAGCTGTCCAGGTTTTCGGCGTCGTTCAGCATGTCGCCGGCGGCCTGAAGGATCGTCGTGACGACCGCATCCGGCGTGTTGCACTTTTTGAGATCTTGCTCGGCCATGTCTACCTCCCCTTGCCTTTCGGGAACGGATTCTGATGCGCGGTGAAGAACCACTCGATCGTGCGGCGATTGCTCTCGGCGCGCGCGCGCTCGAGATCATCCTTGGCGACCAGCAAATTCTGCCAGACGCTGCGCTGCGCGGCCGGCGTGTTGTGCGCGTCGGCCAGCTCGAGGGTGTGAAGGAAATTGTCGTAGGGGCGTTTGGTCATTGCTCTCTCCTGCTGTGACACTCTTTCAATAGGCCAGCCTGACATCCCGGTCAAGCTGCTTGTTCGTTGGCGAAATACTGCTCGAGCCAGGCGTCGGCCTGGGCGTGCTTGGCAGCGCGCTCGGCGCTGTTGTCCCAATCGACCAGGTAGCCGGCATCGCGCAGGAACCACTGGAGCTGCATCGCCTTGTCCTCGAGGTGGCCGAGCAGCGGGCGCTTCTCCTGGTGGTCGCTGTCGCGGCCGTCGCAGCTCGCCTGGATCTTGCTGTCGATGCGGCCGGCGAAGGCCTTGATCGTCTCGCCGCTCTTCTTGAGCTGGCGGTTGTGATTGACCGCGACGTTGGTGCTGTCGCTGCTGTCGAACGCGTACTGATGTGCGAACGACTGGGCGCGCATCATGTGGATCCGCGGGCGAACCTCGCCGGCGTCCTTCTCCCAGGCCTCGATCGCGTCGAAGGCTTCCTTGATGCGTGCGTGCCAGGCGGCCGAGCCAGGCGCGTCCATCGTGGAGCCGAACCCGATGTAGTTGAAGCGCTCGCAAAGGCCGATCAGGTAGCTGATGGGCTCGTGCATGTGCCAGATCGGCATGGCGCGATCGAGATCGAGCAGCGTGGTTTCGACCAGCTCGGCGTTCTGCTCCATCGTGCCGCCGATGACGTCGGGGATCACTGCGACGGCCTGCGGGCAGCGCTCGAGGATCTCTTCCGCCCAGATCTCGTAAGCCTCGATGTACTCCTCAGTCATCGCGCCACCGCTCTGCCAGTGCGAGAACGCACCGTTGTCGACCAGGAGGATGCCGTCCTGACCAACCAGCTCGATCGCCTGCTCGAGCTGCTTGCCGAGCTTGTCGCGGGTTGCGTAGGACACGCAGAACGAGGCGCCCTTCAGCTCGTTGAGCAACGGCATCGGGTTCAGGGGCAGTCCGTAAATCGCTGTTTTCTTCATGGCCGATCTCCTCTGTGACTATGGGAGAATACGGCCAAAATGACACCCCTGTCAACCAGTCATTACGGCCCCTGAAACCCCTTGTTTTATAGGCCTATCCGCTGCTCCCAGGGCACGAACCGCGGGTGGGGTATCGGCGCCAGGCGCCAGATCGGAATCGGGGCGCCATCGAAAAAGGTGTCACGGTCGGCCGCTGCATCGAGTTCGTTGTACTCGTTCCAGCGCACGGTTTTAATCGTGGGCCGCGCCGGCCGTGACGGGTGGTTGGGGTTGGAGGCTTTGCGGCCTTCCTGGGCGTACCAGCAACGTCGAGACGTTCGCCAGTATAGCCATCGCCCAGGATATCGTGCGCGAGCTTGCTCGCGCGTAAGACACTCTTCACGCACATCGTTGTCTGCAGCTGCAGCGCCGAGCACGAAAAAGGTCATCGCGATGATGGCGATCGCCGCGATCACGCACGCGACCAGCGCGAGCGCGATCGTGCTGTCGTCGCGTGGATGGTTGAGTGCCATTTGGCAATCGCATCCTTCCGGCCAGGTGCCATCCTCGAGCGCTGGGCACGGCATGCCCCAAGGCAGACCGTCGCAGCGCTTTGGTTTGTTAGCCAACATGTGGCGGCAGCTCTGCCGGCAAATTGTTTTCGATGACGAGCTGGATGCTCTTGATGATCGTCTCGAGCATCACCGTGCGCGACACCGCTTCGTCGCGCTCGTGCTGACATTGATGCACGCGCTTCTCGAGATCGAGCTTGGTCGACAGATACGACGACTCCATCATGTTGATCACACCCTGGAGCGAACTGAGCTGCACCTCCATGCCTTCGATCTTCAACACCGCATCGCGCAATTTGCGCTCGGCCGTGTCGCGCTCAGCGATCACGCTCTGGAATGTCGCCAGGCCTGCTTCGACCTGTTTCGCCCGATGCTCCGGCAGCGACGCCGGCGGCGTCGGCAGGCCTTGCTCCCTCGACGGTCGTACGATCGTTGGTGTCTGCATTGTCTCTGCTCCTCTGCATGCGTTTGCGCGTGCGCCATGCACGCCTCGACGCTGCGCTGTGATCACGATTTCGTTTCAAAATATTTGCAGCTCCGGTAGCCGCTATCGATCACGGGGCCATGGTTGCCAGTCATCTTGCGATATTGACCGCAACGCTTTTCGTACCACTCGCGCTCGTGCTCGTCGTAGTAGCCGAAATTTTTGCAGTTACCGCAGATCGTGCCTTTCGGCCCACTGCCGATGTAGAAGGCCATGCCGGGGCGGATCTGATCGCGCGACGGCACACCTGGAATGCTGGTCATGTTCATGTGACACACCCCGACCCGATTCGTGGAGCATAGTCCACAATGGGTGGATGACAACTTAATTCTTCCAGGCTATACACAGCGCATGAAAGCAATCCGTTCGACAACGCAAGCGATCGATCTTCTCGGGGGCAACCATGCTGTCGCCGCCCTCATTCCGCGTGCGTCACATAAGGCAGTGAGTAATTGGCGCCGGAAGAAATTTCCCGCCAACACCTTCGTCATCCTGCGCGACGAGCTGCGCGATCGAGGCTTCGATCCGCCGATCTCGCTATGGGCGATGAAGATCAGGAACAGGAAAAGGACTAACCACAATGACCGTGTGGACCGAGCAGCTCAAGGCGAGATTTCTCCAACTGGTGGCTGACCCAGAAGAGCACCGATACAAGAAGATCGCGCAGACTCTCTCTGCCGAATTTGGGATCCCGATCTCTAAGAACATGGCGATCGGAATCGGAAAGCGATTAAACGTGCCGACACGCAAAAAGAAAAAGGGCGGCTACCTCCCGCGCAAGCCGGAGGTGCGGCTCGAGCATCGTCCCAAGCTCCCGGTGTTTCACGCGCCACCACCCAGGCCGACGATCGTCGGCAAGGGCACGCTGAAAATCGAGGAGCTGCGCTCTAACAGCTGCCGCTGGCCTTTCGGCGATCGCACTCCGTATCTGTACTGCGGCGCCGTCTCGGTCGAAGGTCGCTCGTACTGTGAAGCGCACATGAAGATCGGGTGCGTGCGGTGGCAGCCGGCATCGGCGACGACATAAGCGAACACCGGCTCCAGCTCGAGGTGCTGCGGCATCTGCGGACGTACGGTCGGCGCGATCTAAACTGGTTTGCAATCCCCAACGCCGGCAAGCGATCACACCGCTACGGCGCCAGGATGAAGGCCGAGGGCATGACCGCCGGCGTCGCAGATCTGTGCATCATGCTCGAGAAAGGTCGCTGTGCTTGGCTCGAGCTTAAGACGCTGAACGGCCGCCAGTCCGACGCTCAGGCAGGCTTCCAGGCTAAATGTTTAAGGTTGGGTCATCCATATTTCGTTGCCAAGACCCTGGACGAGGCGCTAGGGTTCCTGGGTGTCATAGGAGCACTCCGCAGTGGAGCAACAGCCTGATTTCTTTTCGCAGCTCGGCGACCAGCTCATGCATGGTCCCGGCAAGGCGAAACTGCGCGCAGAGGCGAAGCGCCAGGCGAAGATCTACAAGAGCGAGCGCGACGCGCCGCTGATCCCCACCGCAACCGAGAAGAAGCTCCGCGACCAGGCGCGCCAAATGGCGCAATGGCGAGCGCTTCGTCGACGATCTTTGAAGGAATCGTACGCCGATCGCCGGCTCATGCACGGCTGGCAGGATCTTCGCAAAGCGCTGCGCCACATGACACTCGAGAACGGCGAGGATCTGATCCGCCATGTTCGCCAGGCCGCCTGGCTGCGCGAGGCCGACCTCGACACGCGTCACCTGGCGCTCTCAATCATCGCCAGCTCGATTGCGCGCCTGCGCGAGCGCAACGGGCTCGAGCCCTTTGACGACAGTAACCTGGGCGAGGAGCCCACAGTATTCGAGATCATCCGCGAGGTGATCCTGAGATCCCGATCGGCGTCCAAACCCGATCGGGTGTTTTGAGAGAGAAGGAGATCTCTATGCGAAAACTTGTACTAGCTGCCGTCGCGGCGATCGGCCTTAGCGGGTCGGTGTCTGCCGCGACGATTACTGATTTCGGAGCGGATCCAACGTCAGCTGCCGGCGCGTTTAATCACTCGCTCGGTTCGCTCGTTGGATTCTTCAGTGATCAGTACACGTTCCACCTCACGCAGTCAGCGACGCTGACGATCGCGAGCGTGACCAACGTGTTCGCGCAACCATCCGATGTGATCGGGTTCTTCACCGGATCCGTCATCGCCGGCACGCCAGCTCTTCCTGGCGCAACGGTCATCGGACCTGTGCTCGCAAGCTCGCCTTGCGGGTTCATCGTCAACTGCCAGGGGTTCGCAGGATCCGCCATCTTGGCGGCCGGCGATTACTTTCTGAACATCGAAGGCTTCGCCGGCGGCACCAGTGGCTACGGCGGAAACTTGGCAACCTTCGCTGTCTCAGAGGTGCCTCTGCCGGCGGCCGTGTGGCTGTTTGCCGGCGGCCTGGGCGGGCTCGGTTGGCTCGCACGCAGGCGCAAGAAGGTCGTCACAGAACAGGAGGCGCCATGCGCCGCCTGATGCTTGCTGCGACGATGCTGGCAGGGCTCGCTCTGCCAGCTCAAGCCGCCACGTTCACCCAGTCCGAAGCATTCGGCACTGGAAACTTTGGCACCGCTACGGCGACATGTCTGAACGTCGCGTGCTCCACTGTGGACATCGACATCAACATGGATCCGAATTTCCTGATCGATACCGGGAGTCACTTTCTCTTCACGACCACGCTGCTCGGTACCGGCAGGATTGACCCGACGACCGTCACGTTTGGTGCAGGCGTTTTCCCATTCACCGTGGGGACACACCTGACAGCGCCGCTCAGCTCGCAGAACGGCTACAGCAACTCTCCGTTTAAGTATTTCACGGATGCGATTGCTGCGGACTGCGGACCAGGCGGATCTGCAACGTGCGGCTCGACCGTGAGCTTCAACATCACTGACTTTCAGGGATTTGGGTTCGCGACCGAGACATTTAACGGCCTGAGTATTCTGGCGGCAGTCGACATCTTGTTGGCTGACGGCAGCGGCACAGGCGCGGTCGGCATCGCGGGTGTGCTCACGCCAACACCATTCGAGGTGAGCAACGTGCCAATCCCAGGAGCGCTGCCGCTGTTTGTGTCAGGGCTCGGTGGGCTGTGGTGGCTATCGCGTCAACGAAAAAAGAAACAGCAACAGCCTGACGAAAATCAAGCTGCTGCTGCGTAAGTTGTGGCGAGGGGGCGGGGGTGTGGCACCCCGCCCTTTTTCTTTAGCGGAGAGATCTCATGACAATTTTGCCCGATCGCGGCGAACACCCGATCGACATCAGCAGTCAACGACTGCTCGAGCAGGCGGTGACGACGGCCGACCATTACATGTTTCACGCCAAGCAATTGGTCGATGAGCGATTTGGCAAAGGCTACGCAACGAAACATCCCGAGCTGGTGGTCGCGTTCATGTACACGGCCGCGGCCGATTACGGCGCCGGCATCCTGGCGCAGCAGCTCCGCGCCGGCCTCGACAACATCGCGGTGCAGCTCGCGGACATCGGCGAGCAGATGCATACGATCGCGAACGCGATCGACATGGTGAGCGAGAAGATGCCAGACGGGCCGCCGCGTGATTGACGAGATCACCTTTCAACTCCATCAGCTGAGCTGGTGGTGGGACGCGCATAAGCAGAGCTGGTGGCTCTACCAGTGGCTCGTGGACTACCAGCTCCTGGCCGGCATCCTGATCGGCTACGGGCTCGGCTATTACACAGAACCTCTTCTCGATCGCATTGATCTCGCGCGCGATCGAAGAGACTTTCGAAAAAGGTTTCGCTCACGGATCGCCGCTCGCACTGCAAATGCCGGCAACAAGAATGCCGATGCAGGCGCCGAGCGAGACGCTGACGTAAGCGACGAGTGCGTACGACATAGGATGTCCCCTCCCTGGTCGTGACTGATTCGTCAGCACCGATCTAACCACAAGGCCTGGTATCCACAGCGGTGCCGAGCCACCGCATCACGGCAACTTGACTTGGACGGCTCGCCATCTAACGTGGACGCCGTCACAGCGGGGGATTCGCATGACAATCATCAAGACTGCTATCGACGCCTACGTCTCGCACGCCGAGCCGGCCTTCAGCTCGAGCGATCGCGCCTCGACGGTCGGTGCCTCCGAGATCGGCGCCTGCATTCGCCAGACGTACTGGCGCAAGAACGAAGGCACCGAGCTGGGCGTCGAGCGGGATCCTGAATTTACCGAGAGCTGGGGCGCCAGGAAGCGCGGCAGCGTGATCGAGCGCATGCTTTGGGTGCCGGCGATGCGGAAGAAATTCGGCCGGCGCCTGCTGTTCGCTGGGCGTTCGCAGAAAACATTTGCACACAAACATCTGAGCGCGACACCGGACGGCCTGGCCGTGCGGCTCACACCACTCGAGCGCAAGGCGATCACGGCCGACTGCGGCGACTGCGTCACGCTCGAGTGCAAGTCTAGTGACCCGCGTACGAACCTGGCTGAAGCGAAGAGCCAGCACACCTATCAGACCCAGGTGCAGCTCGGCCTGATCCGCACCAAGACCCCACACCGACCGACGCATGCGCTGCTGTCGTACATCGACGCATCATTCTGGTCGGAGGTCACCGAGTTCGTCGTCGCATATGACGAGCGGATCTACCAGTCGGCGCAAGACCGCGCGCAGCGCATCATGCGCGCAACATCGGTCGACAAGCTCCCGCCGGAGGGTTGGATCGCCGGCGGCGCCGAATGCAGACACTGCCCATTTACGCGCGCATGCGGGATCGAGCGTCGGAATCTGCCGTTTGCAGATAATGACGTAAAACTCGACAAGCAATTTGTCTCGGAGATCGAGGATCTCGCCCGAGCTGTCAAAGGGGCAGAGCATAGTCGCGACGCATGTGATGCGCTGATGCGCGCCAAGCAGGATGAGCTGAAAAGCCGGCTGCGCGATAAGGGCATCCGCAAGGTACCAGGCATCGTGAGCTGGTCCAGCGTCAAAGGTCGAGAATCATGGGATAACAAAAAGATCCGCGAAGCCGCAGAGGCCGCGGGTGTGGATATCGGGCAGTACAACACGGTCGGCGAGCCGACCGATCGACTGCTCATCCTAATCGGAGCAGACAGCTCTGATCCGGCCGCGCATGAGCCAGGCCGAACGCAAGCAGGAGACAGCAATGTCAAAAGAACTGGAAAGGCAAAACGGTAGCAGGGAGCTGGCAACGACAGGCGAGAACCCCTTCACCGCATACGGCAACAGCGTCAGACAAACCGCGATCATCGGCAAGCTGCTGAAATTCAGCAAAGGTGATTGGACCGCCGGCGAGGACGACGAGCCGATCGAGGACGGCACACAGTTCACCGCCAACATGGACAACCTGGTGATTGGCTGGCAGCGCTGGTGGGACAACAAGCCGACCGATTTTGTCGGCGGCCGCGTCGCTACCGGCTACCAGGCGCCAAAGCGCAACGAGCTAGGCGACATGGACGAGGATCAATGGCAGTCCCAGGAGGACGGCACCTCGCGTGATCCCTGGCAGAAAACCAATTTGCTGATCCTGCAAGACAGCGATGGCGAGCTGTACACGTTCGCCACCTCGAGCACCGGCGGCCTCAATGCGATCGGTGAGCTGTGCAAAAAGTACGGCGCGCAGATGCGGCAGCGGCCCGATGATTTTCCGATCATCGAGATCGGTCAGGGCAGCTACAAGCACGACGAATACGGAAAGGTGAAATTCCCCACCTTCAAGATCGTCGGCTGGGAAGCGAAGGATGATTTCGCTTCGCTCGATCGCGATGACCGCAGCGACGAGGTGGAGGACGATCAGCCCGAGCTGGTAGCACCACCGGCCGCCAAGCAGCCGCCAAAGGCCACGCCGGCAGCCACACAGGCGGCCAGGCAGACGTCAAAGGCGCCCGCCAAGGGAAAGTCTAAGACTCGCTTCTAAACGCGCCTACGGGGCTCCCAGGCCTGCTGTTGGCCTGGGGGCCTTAATGCCGTGATTTAACCCCACGCGACCGAGACTGATCATGAAAAAGGGCAAGAAGGCTGACGCATCCGGCGAGGGCGCCGATGTGCATCCGGCCGTTGCGTTCATTCTGGCGCTGTTTGGCGACGGACGAACCACCGGCAAGGTCTATCTCTCGAGCCTCGCCAACGACAAACCGCCGCCAGAAGGGCAGCGCCCTGAGTATCGGCTCACGACCAGGGACGCGGCCCAGCTCGTCAATTTCGTTGAGACGTACGACGTTAAGCTGCGCGGAATGTTCTTCTGCGTATGTACGATAGCCGACACACGATCCAAGAAAAATTGCCTGGAGTGTGTGGGCATCTGGGCCGATATCGATTACAAAGGGGTCAACGCGACCAGCGAGGAGATTGACAGAGCGATCGCGCGACTGTCACGCAAACCCACCGCGATCGTACACAGTGGACATGGTCGTCATCTGTATTGGCTGCTCGACAAGGCGATCGACGCGCAAGCGAACCAGGAACGGATTGAAGAGTTACTGAAGCTGGTGTGCGACGTCGTCGCTGGAGATCCGCAAGTCTGCGAGATCTCGCGCCTCATGCGACTGCCGGGGAGCCACAACACAAAATTCGATAGCTGGGTCGACGTTCGATGCGAATACCTCGACGGACCCAGGTACACGCTTGAAGATCTCGGGGCCTGGTTGGGGGATCGGTCAAACCCCAGACAGCAACCAATCCTCGAGCGGCGCGCCGGATCTGACAGTGTCAGTCCTGTAGGCAGATCCGGCGCGTCACCCTCCTCCTCTAACCCTTTTGTGCGCGTCGCCCAGGAGCAAGGCTACCAGGCTCCGATCGATGTCGATGCGCGTCTCGCGGCAATGTCGTACGGCGGCGCCGGCGACAGCGGCGTCCACGCAACACACTTGTCGGTCACAGCTGCACTGCTCAACCAGGGCATGTCAGTCGATGATGTTGTCGAAAAGGTGCTCGGAGCAACGCAGAAAAAGAGTGGTACCGGAAATTGGGATTGGCGGGAAGAGGCGAAAACCATCAGGGGCATGTGCGAAACGTGGATTAAAGATCCGCGCTACACCCCAAAGGATACCGCATCAAAAGAATCCGCTGAGCAACCTGACGGCGCCGACGCCGAGAACGTGATCGACATGGGCGCAGCTCGCGCGAAGCGGAAGCCGAAGGATCCGCCGCCGAAGGACGCCAAGAAAAAACAGATGCACATCGTGCTCGGCAAGGCTGTGCTCGAGGCGCTGCGTGAGCGCGGCGAACGCATCATGACCACGAACGAGGGCGCCTACTGGTACGCCGGCGGGAGCTGGTCGATCGTGGACGACAAGGATCTCAAGCGCCAGCTCAACAACGAGATCGAGATCGGCATCCAGGCGCTCGACTGGGTCAGCAACACCAAGCTCCGCAACGAGACGCGTGAGTGGATCCTGGTGCAGCCCGAGGTCTGCCGGCGCAACATCAAGTTCGACCAGCACGACGCCCAGGTGCCCGTCGCCAACGGCATGCTCTATCCACTGACCGGCATGCTCGAGATCGCGCAGCCCGAGCACTACGTCACCTGGCGGGTGCCGTACGATTACGACGCCAAGGCGCCCTGCAAGGTCTGGCTGCAAATGCTGGACGAGATCCTGGGCGATCGCGAGCCCGCGGTTCGCAAGCAATACGTCGCAATGCTTCAGCGCGTGCTCGGCATCGGCCTGGTCAACATGATCGACAAGAACCTCACGCGTGCGCTGGTGTTCATCGGCCCATCGAACGCCGGCAAGTCGCAGCTCCTCGAGGTCATCACTGCGCTCTACGGCGGCGAGGTGATCGCGCTGCCGCTCTCGGCGCTCGAGAACCCGCATGGGACGTCGGCCTTCATCCGGCGCCTAGCCTGGGTGGTCCACGAGGTGTTCACTGAAGGCAAGCTACACCTCAGCGACGTCGTCAAATCGATCATCAGCCGCGAGATCATCGGGCTCAACATCAAGAACGGCCCGCATGTTAATCGGCGCTACCTGGGGCCGATCGCCTGGGCGACCAATCACCCGCCGACGTTCCGCGAGGCGACCAAGGCGATCACCAACCGTCTGATCCTGGTGCATTGCCGCCAGGTGTTCGTGCAAAACAATCCGATCGGTACCGCGGGGATTGCGGCCAAGGACAAATGCGCGAGCCCAGCTCACTACGTCATCAAGCACGAAATGCCTGGCGTGCTCGCCTGGGCCGTCGAAGGCCTCAAGAAGGTGCTCGCCGATCGCCGGCTCGAGATCCCGCTCGAGGCCCAGGCGGCAGCCGAGGAGATCCAGCGCGACAGCAACGTCGCGATCGGGTTCTTTGCTGAGTGCATCGAGTGTGAGCCCAATGGGGTCGTGTCGCAGCCCGACGTCTACGCAGCGTTTGCCAGCTATTGGGACGAGACGTACGGCACTGATCGCGTGCCCTCGCCCAAACGCCTCGTGCAGTCCGTTGCACTCATGGGCGACAAGCGCGTCGCGATCAACGACGCCGAGGCGCGCATGCGGAAGAGCGGCGCCAGGTACTACGGCTGCATCAAACTCAACCCCGATGGGCTCAAGCACTGGAAGAACACCATCACGAGCGACAAGTGGCGCGCCGGCAAGACCACCAACGTGAGCGCTGAAGGCGAGAACCCCAACCAGGTGATGCCGCCGGCCTGGGTCGATTACACCCCTGTCACACTGGCACGGTCGGAGCAGGAAAAGCACCCCACGAAATCGTTCTTCTACAACAGTGACGGAGACGATGACGGAGCAATGACTGATGACGGAGATGAAAAAGGCCCAATGACTGAAAGGGCCTCTCCAAAAACTCAGTCATCCGCCCGTCATCCGAGGCAACGTCCTGATCCGAAAGGCAGAACCAGGTTTTAGTGACGAATGACTGTATTTTCAATTTAATGGAAGAATCAATAAAAAAGGGTAAAAAGAGAGAGTAGGAGAGAATAGAGAATTTTGCGTCAGTCAGTCACGTCGGCGTGTCGAATAGGGAGGACAAAATGGCCGATATTTTTGAGTTGGAGCAGCGTCTAAAAACCGAGGATCCGGTCGGCTGGGCGCGTGCCCAGGCGTGGGTCAAGGAGGAGGAGGAGTACGAACGGCAATGGCTCGCGCGGCATCCGAATGTGATCGACATCCGCGGCCGGCGCGGTCGGCTGTTGGGGTGGTTGTTACCGTGGGGGAAGCAGCATGATCAGGGTGACTGAGAAAGTTTTCACGAACACCGGCGAGCACATCGCCACCAACGAGCGCTACATCAATCCGTTCGAGGTGGAGAGTGTCGGCACCGGATCAGGCGGCGACACCAGGGTCGCGATGCGATCGGAGGAGGTCATCGTGGTGGTTGAAAAGGTGGAGAGCGTCGTGTCTGACATCCGCTATTGGTTGCGGGGAGGGAAGCGATGACCCCGACACAGATCCTCAACAAGTGGCACCAGGAGACGTCATCGGCTGCGGAGCAATTCGAGGCCAGGTGGACGATGATTGCACTGCGATCGCTTGACCTGGAGCTGGCGATCGCGCTCCACGAACAGAAGGAGCTGTTTCACGAGGCGTGTGTCACCGGCGAGACGCGCGACATCATCGATCAGGGCGCCGCCCTGGTGCGCGGCTACGCGGCGTGTGCTCGAGCGCTCGAGGAGGCGCAGATCCCCGACGACAGCTACGTCCTGGGATCTTGTCCGACGACTGGGTTCAAGGTCGCGGTGGCGCTCAACAAGTACGCCGGCAAACGTGTGCGCGAGCTGCACGGCCAGGACGTCGTGATGGTGACCGCGGACGAGGTGGCGACGCTGATGGCAAGCTCCCAGGCGTTTCTGACGATCGGTGCGATCAAACGCAAATTCCCCGGCGCCGAGGTGGTCGAGCGTTACGCTGGAGAAGGGTCGTGAGTGATCTCGAGCGGCTGATGTTTGGTCCTGGCTATTGTAGCCACTGTGGGCTGCTCAAGCCGC